TCAGCAACAAATCTATTTGAATCTATTACCTGTCCTGTATTATTAGTTGTATCACAAACTACTAAAAAGTCTGTTATACCTCTACGCCCTTTGACGTCTCTCAAGAAAGGCTCAACTATATTTCTAAATTGAGCTCTTGTAAATTCGTCATTGAATTCGAATAACTGAGCTTTAGCTGCAGTTGCGATTGCTTTCTCTAATACGATAAACAATCTTCGAACGTTAATCCTATCAAAAGCTGAAGGTCTGCTAAGTAGGGTTTTATCCCCAAATAACATCATACCTTCTCCTGGAAAAGATACTAAAGGATTAACACGCCCTTTATATAATGTATCTCTATCCGCTTTCTTCGGATTGAATGCTAATTTTGTTGCACCTAATAGTTGACCACGATTAACACCAGCTGGTGAGAACCATGCATCTGCCACTCTATCAGTATTAGCGCATAGACCTGCTACGTGACCAGCTGCACCGATATATCTAAATACATCATTGTATTTGTCATATACATATAGTGCGCTTGAATCACAAACTGCGTATGAAGAACTAGTTAAACCATTTGCAAACGTCATAACATCTGCTGCTGGTGTAGAACTTCCTACTGTGTCTTCGATTGGAGGCGATACAAATGCGACTAAATCTTTTCTTGCTTCTGCAATAGAGATTAAGTCTTCTGCAATTGTTTCTTGTCCGTTAGCATCTGGACATGCAAACAATAAGTTAACATCAACAGTTTCTGCATCTTCGAAAAGATCATAGCCTGAAGCTATTTCGCCTGCTGTTGGAGTATTATCGTCTGAACCACCACTTAAGCTATGGTCAATAGCTGAGTTATGGGTGTCAAATGCACTCGATCTACTTGCTAAGGATTCCCCTGCGTTTGTTAGATTTGTAGAGTCGTGATCAGCCCACCAAATATATTTAGAGTTATTATTAATAACATCTTTATAATAATTGGTAGTTCCATCAGTCTTCTTCGCGTCTGACGCTTGAGATACGAATGCGAATGTTTCTAGAACGGTACCAGCTGTACCTGTCCATAACCCGTCTTCGTCTATAACTGCTACGTGTAATTCGTCATTAAAGTTAGTTTTACCTAAGTTAACTGCGTAGTCAGATGTTCCAGGAGCACCGTCAAAAGATGATGCAAAGGCCCAAGCTGAAAAGTCTGAGATTCCTTGCGAAATCATAGAAACTTTTAAGCTGTTTCCTAATGAACCTGGATATTTGGCTACCCATAAACCCTTAGCTAACGAACCACTCGAGTAGTTATTATCATAATCATCTTCATTCTTAATAAGTTGTCCAGTACCATCTGCAGTCGCATTATCATGACCTGATAGTACTCTAACAACTTTCAGCGCGTTACCATATTTAAGGAATGCCGCAGCTGTAAGAAAATATTTCGCTGTATTGTCATCTGGAGTACCAAATTGCTCAGCTAGTTCTGATTCAGAACCTACTGTGACTATTTGGTCTACTGGTCCCCAGTTGAATGATCCTGCAAATCCACCAATGCTGGTAGATACGGCTGGGATTACATTCGTTGCGTCTATTTCTTTTACCTGGACGCCTGGTGATACTTGAAATGCCATCGCTTTATCCTCTCAATTGTTGTGAGTTAGTTTATAAGTTTCATAATACGGTTATTTTCAATACTTTTATTTATGCTTTCTATGTTTCTAAGTGTCTGTATTATCTTCTTTTCCAACGTGGTCAGACAATACAAACCTTCTATTTGGGTTAACTGATACTTTAAATGTTGATATTAGGTCTCTGTTTATTAACATTTCAGAAGCTGTATCTGTTGTAGATAGTGCAATACGTGTGTTTGGATAAGATTTATTATTAAAATGTACAGTTAATTCTATAACTGGTCTCTTTTCTTTTATAGTTGGTAATCTTCTAGCTATAGAAACATCGGTTATATTTGACCTAAATTTCTGTTTATTCTTCTCCCAAATAGCTGTATCTCCATCTATATCTAAAGAATCTACATGTAGCATACTAGCATCTGTTCCGTTACCAGTATCAAATTTAGCACGAATTGGTTGTTCTAATCCATCTAATTCTATTCTTTCTATATAACCGCTTTCAGTTCTAAATAATGGTTTTCTATGTAATTCATGGGTAAAGTAAGTAATAATTGTATTTAAAATATCTTCATCATTGACTTTTCCTAGTGATTTTTCTGTTTCTAAATCGTATGCATTAAAGTGTGATCGAATTCCAGGCGATCCATTTATCTCTAAAACATAGTTATTCTTTCCTACTTTACAATGATCAACACCACAATATAGTGCGCCAGTCGCACGTGCGGCTTGTTTAACAAGTTTTATTTCATCATCTGATAGTTTATATGGTAAAGTTTTAGCTCCTAGATGTACATTGTTTCTAAACTCTTTATCGTCTTGTTTTACTCTTTCAGCTGATCCTACTATCTTACCATTTACGACTAATGTCCTAATATCTGATTTTAAAGGTAAATATTCTTGGATTAATAATTGTGCATCATATTTCCATAATGCTTGACAAACAGATACTAACGATTGTTTACTTTCTGCTATTGCAACACCAACACCCTGTGTACCTGTTAATGTTTTAATAACTACTGGAAATTTACCGCCAATTTTTTCGTGTGCGCTTTCTATAGATTTAACATTTGTTATAACTGACGATTTAGGAGTAGGTATATTATTACGATCCAAAGCTATTACGTTTGACATTTTGTTATCACATAACATCATAGATTCTAAATCATTTACCATAAAGAATCCGTATGTACCTAAAGAAGATACTAATGATTGTGAAGTTAAATTTTGAATAGCCCCAGCTCGTACAAAGACAATAGAATTTTCTTTAGATAGTTTTATTTCACCATCTTCACCATCATAATTTTGAAAAACAACAGAACCTAAATCAACATCAACAGAAGATATATAAGCTTCATCTACATTAATTAATGTAAATTTCATTCCTTTCTTCTTAGCTAAGTTACCAACTATATCTGCAAATGTTCCTTCTTCTTCACCTAATCCAAGAACAATACAGTGTAGATTCGAAGGATCTTTTTCAAAATGCTTCTTTTCTTCTATTGGTTTCTTAGCTGTATTTTGCCAGTCGTTAAAGTTTTGCATGTTACCAGTTTATAAAATTTGTCTCTTCCTCGAACCAAATGTTTCCATCTTTGTCTTTCTCATATTTATGCTCTTCAGATTTCTCGCCTAAGAAACCAACAGGAAGCATATCATCTTGTATTTCTTTTAACCTTTCTTTATATAACATTTCTTTCATGTCAATATCTGTTAAAGATCTAAATATATCTGTTGTTGCAAACCATGAAAACAAAACTAAATTCATCATTAAGTCATCATGGTTCGGTGCTATAGCCATAAAAGATTTACCTTTTGAAACAAAAGTACTCATTTCAATTATTGTTTGATTGTCTACGATTTTAAGTTTTCCTTGTTCAATAAAGTCTTTTATCGTAGAACATCCAATACGTTTTACTCTTCGAGTCATAGTTGCACCAACTCCAGCAGCTTTAACTGATGACTCAACAAACATATTTTCATACTCTAAGTCATAATATAAACCATTACAAACTACAGCACCTTGGTCATTCGATTCTACTATTACATAAGCATCATTATAAGATCTTGCATATCTAAAAATAATATCTGGAAAAATTAATGGTGCAATATTATTATCTCTAAATACACAGACTTGTTCAAAAGGATTAGTTGTTGTATCGATTATATTAAATGTACTATAATCTTGTCCTCTTCCTTTTGCAACATCTACTGTCATTATATAATCATGTCCTTCAATAGGGTTTTTATAAATGTAAGTGTTCTCTTTTACTTCGATTGGTTCTTTTGCTTTTTGTGCTAATAAATGATTTGCACTTATAAGTGTATTACCTCTACCATGGAAGGTATTACCAAACTCTTGTTCAAACTGTAATTCAGATGTATTTGCTACAGTTTCATTTTTCCACTTTTCATCTCTACCTGGTACGTCCCACCAATCTATTCGGAAAGGCTTAAATTCATTTGTACTTTGTGAAGCACCTTCCCATAGCTTATGATATACATTACCTATTCCATTTGCAGTAGAACATATTATAATCTGGGTATCTTTACCTGCAGAAACCACCGGATAGGTAGATGTATAAAATCTTGCATCATCATCAATAAATGCAAACTCATCTAAGAATAATAGATTAATAGATAAACCCCTTATAGAACTTCCGGACGTTGCCGCTGCTATAATCTTACTATTATTACTAAACTCTATACTACCTTTATTTAAAGCTTTAGTTCCTGGCTGTAAAAAGAACGGTAAATTTTCTAATGCTAAGGTTATCCTGGCTAACATTTCTCTCGCAACAGCCCCTTTGTTAGCCAGGATAGCTATGGTTTTCTCTGGATGAAATACTGCGTACCAGAGAAGATAAACCACAGACGAAATCGATTTTCCACTTTGTCGACAAGCTAATACTATACTAAATCTATTCTTATTAAAATGCCTAAACATTTTTTCTTGATAAGGATATAATTCAAATGGAACTAAACCTTCATCAAGTGAAATAATCTTTACATATTTCTTTGCAAAGTATACAGGATTTTTCATACATTTTCTGTATTCCTGTATTTCTTCTTTTGTAAATTCTGTTTCTACACCATCTCTTTTAACAGATGGATTTCCTAGATAACCAAATTCATTGTTCTTAATCTTCTGCATCAATTATATCTTTGTCATGGTCTAATAGCATTCTTTGTAGTTCTGTTGTACTTCCAACAAACAAATTATTATTTGTAATAGCTTTTGCTTTTTTTTCTTCTTCATCTTCTTTAGCTAATTTCTTTTTAGAATCTTGTAAAGCCATAAGTTTTTCAGTAGTATCTGCAACATCTTTTATTGCTCTAGATAATACTTCGAATGCGCGTGGGTGCTCGCTCTCGCGGGCGAGTTCCGCGAGCGTATCTAAACTCCCTACACCTGTGTTAATTAAATCTCTATAAGTTCGTCTAGAAAATTCATAATCATCTTTTATGTCTTTCTTATCTTTTCTTTCTTGTGCGTCAGCACTGACTGGTAAGTTTTTTTCTAGTGACTTTTGTAATTTTTCTTTTTTGTCCATAATATATTCACCTTAAGTAACATTAATTGTTCCACCCATTGCACTATGGTTTGCACAATAATAATAAAGCGTCGATGGTGTACTTGAATTAACCACTATTTGTATTGAGGTAGAAGTTGGATTAGAAACCCCTGTGGTATAAGCACTACCTCCACCATGTGTTCCATTTGCTGTGATTGAAAAGTTAACTGGATGTGCTGCTGGATAAGTAAGTATGTAAGTATTTCCTTGTGAAAATTGTAACGTTGGTTGCTGTTGGTCAAATATAAAATATTTATTTCCAGCACCGTAAACTGATTGAACTGAAACTGCATATGTAAACGTATTACCAGCTGATGTTGGGTTTTGTGTTGTATCTCTTGTAGTTGTAACTGTAAAGCTGCTTGGTGTATCACTTGCCCCAACAGAGAAATTAAGACCTTGATAAAATTCTGCAGGTGTTTGTTTTTCGAAATCTAGGTTAATTGATCTAATCATCTTTTGATCGGCTGTTGGACCATAGAATTTCATTTTCATTGTAAAGTCTAATGTATAAGTTAATACTCTTCTTTCTGTAAAATCACCTTCATAATTATCATCTATACTTACCCCTGTTAACACGACTGGAACATCTTGTTTATGTGTAAAACTATCTACTGGAGTAATTGTGACAGTATAT